GTTATCTACAGCTATAATTTCAAAATCGACCCGGCCTATTAAGTCTTCGGCTACAGCCCTTATAGTAAACGCGATTTGGGGCCATTCGTTAACATAAGGAATTACTACCGACAATTCCATTTTCAATTATTCCTTATCTTGGCTTCTGCCAAAAGCGGGACGTAGACCCGCTTATAGCTAAACGGTTATGGTTAAAGTTTTTCCAGTGTAGTAAATAATCGTCAACGTCTTTCGGGAATATTTCAAACCGCCAATCATGGACGCCTATATAATCAAGCGGGTTTAATTGCCACGAATACATAGCTACTTCTTTTCGCTTTTTCCCGTTATCACAATATAGTAATTTTTTTTCTTGCCTACTCAATAAGTGCATTAATGGCAAACATTTTTCTAAAACGTCTTCATTATGGAATACTACATTACCACTAAAAAATTTTCTAACAGCATTGGTTTCGTTAGCCAAGTCAAACGTATGTATTTCAGCATTAGGAATAGCTTCATTTAAAAGCTTTGTAAAGCCGCCCCTATACGTGCCTAACTCTATGATTAAATCTACTTGCATTTCTTGAATGACTTCAATACATTCCTTAACGGCTTTTTGTTCGTGCTTCATTATGAATACGCCGCCGTTTTTACCTTCGAACCTATGGGCTAACGATTGTCGCGCCATTATCTTTTTTCCTCTTCCAGTTAGTAAAACCGTATGCGCCGTTTTTTATAAACCCAAAATCTTCGCGCCACTTTCGACCAATATCTACAATAGCTTTTTTCTCTAATGGCTTTTGCCAAACGCCGTAACGCCACTGGTTTAGCACGTTTAGCATGACCGGGTTATGTCCCTTGATTTGCTTTTCGGGGCAACCGTCCGCGTTAAGTAAAGGAAGTACTTGCTTAAGCCACGCCCTTTTAATTAAGCTGGGGTGTCCACTATAGCCAATAGCCCCGCGCAATTCTAAGGGACATTCCATAAAGGACCCGTTATAAGGAAAGTATCTATTCCATTGTAACGCTTCTTTTTCCTTAGCGTCCATAAAGGGTAAACGCAATATAGCTAAGTCCGGTATTAACTCCATTGTCTTAATCATTTCAGATAGGTCGATTGACTTAAGTAATTTCCAATCGTCTTCAAGATGGAAAAAATAGTCTGTATCAACTTGGTTCCAAACCGTTAGGAAGGCTTTTGCAAAGTGGGGTTGCGCGTTTATACTAAAGTCAACATTATCAAAATATCTTTTAGAAATATTTATAACGTCCCACGCGCTGTAGTGGTCGTCGCCTATTAGATCAACATTTATAATATGTCTACAGCTAACCCCCGTTAACATTCCTAAATGAAAGCTTTCCAGCGTCCTAAGTAATAGCTTAGGCCGAAGCGTCGCCGTTGTAGTTATATCCAAGCTTGAAGACATTTGGTCATTTCCTTTACGCGGACTTCGTTTGAATGATAACGGGTTACATACTTTTGACCGGCCTTAGCTATCTTGGTTAGTTTGTCTTCCTCTTCAAGATACCATATAATTTTTTCTTTATAGTCATTTATATTTTCGTAAATGACTAAATGCTTTTCATCTTTAAAACCCAGCCGGTTAAACTCTTCGGGGTAATCAGTAAAGCATAAAGCCCCGCACGCCATGACTTCGGGTATTTTCATATTCATTCTTTCATAAATGCTTAGGGCGTTAACTCCTATTTTTGCTTCATTCATTTTATCTATGAACGTGTCCCCGAAGACCCTTTGCCCGAAGTGGTTGACCCCTAATTCCTTTGTAGCAATTTCAAGCTTATTCCTTAGTGGGTATATAGCATCATGTTTACTACTGCTTGTCATAACGTCAATAGGTCGGGGCTTCTCTTGGTCGAAGTGTAAATTAGTATCTACCCCGAACGGTAGGAAAAAAACGTTTTCGCCTTCCTTCCCGAAGCCCCGGTGTTCAAGGCTTCGCATGACTCCTACCGACAATGAGAAGTAAACGTCGTACTTGTCGCGTTTAAAAAAATTACAGTACGGGTCAATGGTCCCTTGATAGCCGGGTACAGCCGGGACAAAATCACAAATGAATTGCACTTTAGGAATGTTAATCTTGTCAAGACCGTGATAGGGGTAGGTATACTTCAAGCCATAGGTAAAGATAAAATCAAAATCTAAGTCTTGTAGTAATTCCAAAAGTTCGGGTACGTCGTAAGGCGGCTTCAATTCGCCTACTTGGTCGTAGCCTTCGCCTACGAAAATGACTTCATGTTGACGGGCTATTTCGTCCCTAAATAATTGGTGTCCCCTATTCCATCTATGACTTTGGTTAGGACTTAAAAATAGTATTCTCATTTTTTGTTACCTCCTATTAGTCAATGACTTCGTTAGCTTTTACTTTCCTTATAAACTTTGCCGGGTTGCCGAACCATACTTCGCCGTCTGGAATGTCCTTAGTAACTACAGCCCCCGAACCTATTGAAGCGTTACGCCCTATAGTTACGCCGGGGTTTATGATTGCACAAGAAGCAATACGCGCGCCGTACTTGATTATAGGCGGGAATATTTTTGTAGCAAATGGGCGTAGGTGCGCTATGTTCGGGGTGTTAGTAATCATTACCTTAGCACCTATCCATACCTTGTCTTCAATAATTGTATCTTTACCGATATTACTATATTGAAAAATATGGGTATGTTCTCCTATTTGCGCGCCTTCGGCTACGTAACAGCTATACCTAACTTGCGAGTTATCAGCTAAGACAACGCCCGGCCTAATAACTGTATAGTAACCTATAAAGCAATTCTTTCCTACAAGCGCGCCCGGTTCAACTATAGCGCCGTGTTCGATCTTCGTGCCTTGCCCTATTGCCTTATCATCATAGACAAAGCAATAGGGACTAATACCTTTATAGCCAAAACTGTTTATACTCATTTTTGCCTTTCCTCTTCGCTGGATTGCCTATCCATAGTTCGCCGTCTGGAATGTCTTTATTAACGAATGAAGCCGCGCCTACAAATATGTCTTTACCTAAATGTAAGCCCGGCATTACCCGCGAACCCCCGCCAATAAAGGCCCCAATGTCTATAAAGGTTTGGGAAACTTTGCTTGTAAGGTCCGAAAAGAAAATTGCTTGCGGACCTATAAAGCAGTTATCCGCTATTTCGACTTCCGGTCCTGTAATGGCGCTACACTTTACGATAACGTTTTTGCCTATAACGTTACCGGGACCTATGCGAGTAAACGAACGGATTAAGCAGTTATCACCAATTATGGACCCTTCCATAATTTCGACAAAGTTTTCGATAACTACATTGTTACCGATCTTTACCCCGTCTTCGACAACTATAAAATTTCCGAAGCGGGTACGATTGCCTACTACTACACTATGACCTAATTCTATTTGTCCGCCCATGTTTCAGACTCCATCATTAAAGGTTCGTAGATATGTAAATATAAGGCGTCCATGTTATACGCCTTACGGCAAAACGTCTTCGTCCGAATTGCTTCATTATTATACATACGTCCTAAGATGATTGTAGCTAAGTCTTTGTAGTAGTCTTTATGCGGCGGCGTAAAGGCATTATGAAAAGACCCGAAGTCATGGTAAAGCCCTATGCCGCCGAATACTTCGCGCATCATATAAAGTGAGTAATTCAAAACCATGAAGTTACCAGCTAACGCCGCTTCGGGACCGACCAAACCGAATGACTCTTCGGTAGTTGGAAAAATGAAGACATTAGAACAAAGCAGTAATTCCCGAAGTATCTTACGGGGTATTCCTGTTTCGTATTTTTTGTCCCATTCCGAAGTAAAAATAAATTCGTCGTCCCGGCTTAAACCCTTACGCGCCGCAAGTTTATAGTATTTGTCTAACCGTTGCTTTTGCTCTTTGCCTGTAGCCCACTGGTTAGCAATCACTAAACAAACTTTCAAGTTACGTTCCTTAACCGCGCCGAATATATCGCACAAAATATCTATACCCTTTGCTTGTAGTCTATCGCTTGAAGCTGGGTACACTTGAATAAAGTCGGCTTGCATTACGGCGGGATGGTCGTCTATAAAGCGCCGGGTTTCGTCGTCAAATTCGTAGAAGCTTCGAAGGTCTTTAATGTGCGGGATTACTCTAATGTCTTCTAATTCGCCTTTGTATGCTTCGGCTACTCTAAGCGCATCGGTCGAATTAGGGAATACTATTTTATGTTGCCGACCGTATTCCTTTATATTCCACCAATCGTATTTTTGACTTGGTACAGAATGGACCCAATGAAGCCAGCGAATGTCGCGCAAGGTCGGCGAAGACATAGCAATACCGCGCGCATAGGGCAAGTTCCAGCCGGTAAAAATCCAATCATGGGTAAATGCTATGTCTATATTCAGTTCGGCAAACTTTGCATTTAGAACGTCCCTTGTTTTTTCGGCTAAGGCATAATGATCTTTAGTTATGTCATTCTTTGTTTTGTAGTCAATCAATTCGCCGAAGGGGGTTAGCTTGTGCATGACCATGCCTTTAGGCCACTTCGGGTCATACGCTGGGTTGTAGACTTCGCATACAAACAAGTGTACTTCGTTTCCATGCCGGGTTAACATTTCGATTTGATCTTGAACGATTGAAGTTAAGGAATAGCCGGGATTAAAATCTTGAAAGTTGGTAAGTATAGCTACATTCATTTTGCTAACTCCTTTCAATGCCTTTACCCGTAGGCCGGGCGGCGTTTATGAAATTTATTTTGCTTCGTTATGAAGCCGGTCAAATGTGTTTACTTTAATGCCAATTTTTTCGGCGGCTATTTGCTTGTCGCCGTACTTCTCTAAAGCATGAGTCAAATATATTTTGATTACTCTATTTAAAAATTGTTCTAAAGTTAATTGGTCGTTAAGGTCGGCACGAACGAAATTTTTAAATGCTTCGTCCGGTTTCAAAACCTCTTCGCTTTGATTGCCTACTATTATCGGCGTGCGGCGTTCCATAGGTAACGCCGGGTAAGTCTGTTTGTAACCGTCCATTAATTGTAGGCATTTGACGGCGTTCTTAATTACTTTGGTTTGAACTACGTTTTGTAGTTGTATAATATTGACGCCGTTCTTAGCTACAGCATTAGTAATCGAAACGCCTAACTGTTGAACGGCTTTGATACTTTGTTCGGCGTTTTCGCCTGTAGTAATAATTTCAAAAAGAAGTTCTTTTACTTCGTCAAACATTATTGCGTGGTTACTTTAATCCGCAAGTTATAAACCGGCGCGGGTTTTCTCTTGTCTATCGTTACCGAAACTTCCATAGAGTTTTGACTAAAGACATTGAACTTTGTAAAGGTAACTAAGACAAAATAGAACGTCTTCATTTCGCCTTCGGGGACGCTCATAGTTTCAATGGTCGAATACTGGGGACCCGGTTGACCCGTATAAATAATGTCGCCCAATTCGATATAGTCAACGCCTTGCGTTTCGCTTTGATACAGGACCCATTTTAAAACGCGGTCAATGTCCGCTTGTGTCCATGTAAACTGTACGTCGTCGCCGTCTAACGTTGCTGTAAAGGCGGTCGCCGGGACTATCGGCGCGAAGTCATAAGTAAACGGGACTTCGTTAGAAGGGTCCGACTTTTCGCCGTTCGTGCCTACAGCTTTTAAAATAAAATGGGTTGTAGTTGCTACGCCGTCGGGCTTCGTCGAAGTGTACGTAATTGTAGTCAAAGACGAAGGGCTTATATTAGGCATGACTATAGTACTATCGTCATAAGGACCCCCGGCGTTTGCGGCTTCGTGTAATTCAAAATGGGTAGCTTCTGCTTGCTGTTCGTAGCTATCCCATTCTAAATCTAAAGGCCATTCGCCGCCGAATGAAGTAAAAGGAAAAATCAAAAGCGTGAACAAAAAAGGAATTAGAAATTTTTTCATTTTAATACCTCCAATACTTTAAAGTCAAAGCGTTCGTAGGAATGACAAAAAAAGCACTCCGCGTTTAATGCTTCGTGCCTAACGTGTAAGCGTTCCGAACCTAAGCGGGACCATACCTTTTTATAGGTCCCTTTGTTATGGCAATCGACGCAACCATAAAAAACATTTTCGCCATTCGCGCGGGTCCAGTTAGGCCCAGCGTTTACGGCTATGTCTATAAGTAATAGGATTGAGACAATAACTAAAAGGGATTTCAAATTTCGTTTACTCCTACGCGCATATCTGCTTCGAAGCGGTTCCCGTAATTGGTTTCCATTCGAAAGGTAACTTGATACGGGGATTTTTCCGGGTCCCCGTCAATGACTTGGATTGAAAGCATATTGCTTGTATACTCCGCTTTTGGGTCCGAGTCAAGTCTTTTTGAAGCTTGGTTTAGAATCACGGTTGACGCGTCGTCCCCGGCATTGTCTATAGCTGATACTATGCTACTTCCCAGTACAATTTTTTCAGCCGGGTCTTGCTGTACCCCTATAATGCTACCCGCGATATAGTAGCGTTCAAAACTTTGCTTTCGGCTTCTAATTCTAATTGGCAATTTCTTTACCCTCCGCTATTAGTAATTTTTTGTTTTACCCTAACGATTGTAACTTTTTTCTTTGCCCTAATAATTAAGGAAGCGACCGTATAAGGAAAGGTCGTGGTTGTAGTAAAAGTTATTGTCGTCGTCGTAACCGTAGAACTTGAAGTCGTCGAAAGCGTCGTCGTGGTAACGGTCGAAGACGTTGTAGTAGTTTGGGTTACGGTCGTCGAAGTGGTCGTCGGCGGCTGGGTCGTGGTCGTAACCGTAGAAGTGGTAAGGGTTTGCGTGGTCGTGGTCGTTAGCGTCGTGCTTGTCGTTTGCGTAACTGTACTGGTTGTAGTGGTTTGGGTTTGGGTCGTGGTCGTCGTTTGCGTTTGCGTGGTTGTAGTCAAAAGGGTTGTCGTCGTTACCGTCGAAGTGCTTGTCGTTTGGGTAACGGTCGAAGTGGTTGTAGTTATTTGTTCGGTCGTCGTGGTCGTTTGGGTTTGGGTCGTAGTCGTAACCGTCGAAGTGGTTGTCGTTTCAGTTTGGGTCGTCGTGGTCGTTTGGGTTACGGTCGTCGTGGTCGTGGTTTGCGTTACCGTGGACGTTGTAGTAATTGGTTCGGTTGTGGTCGTTACCGTCGAAGTGGTTGTCGTTTGGGTAACGGTTGTCGTCGTGGTCGTTTCGGTAACGGTCGTCGAAGTCGTCGTCGAAGTGCTTGTCGTTTGGGTAACGGTTGTCGTCGTGGTCGTGGGCGGCTGGGTCGTGGTCGTCGTTTGCGTTGTAGTCGTAACCGTCGAAGTGCTTGTCGAAGTGGTTTGCGTTACCGTGGACGTTGTAGTAATTGGTTCGGTTGTGGTTGTAGTAAAGGTACTGGTTGTCGTCGTTTGGGTAACGGTCGAAGTGGTTGTCGTTTGGGTCGTGGTCGTAACCGTCGTCGAACTGGTTGTAGTAATTAGGGTCGTGGTCGTAACCGTCGAAGACGTTGTAGTAGTTTGGGTTACGGTTGTCGTCGTGGTCGTGGGCGGCTGGGTCGTGGTCGTGGTTAGCGTCGTCGAAGTAACCGTCGTCGTGGTCGTCGAAGTAATCGTCGTCGAACTGGTTGTAGTAATTAGGGTCGTGGTTGTAACGGTCGAAGTGGTTGTCGTTTGGGTAACGGTCGTCGTCGTGGTCGTCGGCGGTTCCGTGGTCGTCGTCGTTTGGGTCGAAGTGGTTGTCGTTTGCGTAACCGTCGAAGTGGTCGTCGTTTCAGTTACGGTCGTCGTGGTAACGGTCGAAGTGGTCGTCGTTTGGGTAACGGTTGTCGTGGTCGTGGTCGGCGGCTGGGTTGTAGTCGTAACCGTCGAAGTACTTGTCGTCGTGGTTTGGGTCGTGGTTGTAACCGTCGAAGTGGTCGTCGTTTCAGTTACGGTCGTCGTGGTCGTTAGGGTCGTGGTCGTAACCGTCGTCGAACTGGTTGTAGTCAAAAGGGTTGTAGTCGTTACCGTCGAAGTGGTTGTCGTTTGCGTTACCGTCGAAGTGGTTGTAGTTATCGGCTGGGTTGTCGTGGTCGTTAGGGTCGTCGTCGTAACGGTCGAAGTGCTTGTCGTCGTGGTTAGGGTCGTCGTCGTAACGGTCGAAGTGGTTGTAGTCAAAAGTGTCGTGGTCGTGGTAAAGGTCGTCGTCGTCGTCGTTTGTGTCGTCGAACTGGTTGTAGTAATTAGCGTCGTGGTCGTTACGGTCGAAGTGGTTGTCGTTTCAGTTACCGTCGAAGTGGTTGTCGTTTGGGTCGAAGTTGTGGTCGTCGAAGTAACGGTCGTCGTGGTCGTGGTCGGCGGTTCCGTGGTTGTGGTCGTCGAAGTAACGGTCGTCGTCGTGGTTTGGGTCGTCGAAGTGGTTGTAGTAATTAGGGTCGTCGTGGTAACGGTCGAAGTGGTCGTCGTCGAAGTTACCGTCGAAGTGGTTGTAGTAATTGGTTCGGTCGTCGTGGTCGTCGTCGAAGTGGTTGTCGTAACCGTCGTCGAACTGGTTGTAGTCAAAAGGGTTGTGGTCGTTACGGTCGAAGTGGTTGTCGTCGAAGTAACCGTCGAAGTGGTTGTCGTGGGCGGCTGGGTCGTCGTGGTCGTAACCGTCGTAGACGTAGTAGTAGTAGGCGCTTGCGTGGTTGTAGTAACCGTCGAAGTCGTGGTCGTCGTCGAAGTCGTCGTCGTGGTTGTAGTATAGTTTTGGTCAAGCCATAAGTAATCTATATATAAGTCATGGCTTGTAGTGCCGCCGCCTGTATGAATTATCTTTAATCTAAATTCATTTCCGCTTTTATAATCCGCACCAAAATCTAAATACCAAACATAGTCTTGGTCGGTTGTTTCGTGGGGTATATCTCTTGTTTCGGCGGTTAGATCATCCCATAAAGTTGTATTGTAGTTATATACCCTTAGCTTAACAATATGTCCGGGGTTGCCTTGATACCTACCGTCCAGCCGAATACCTATTTTATTTACCCCGGCTGGAATGTCTTTAAAGATAAAGTTATAGTCAAAGGCCGGGGTCCCCGTACATTCGTTTAATACTAAATGTACGCCGTTGTCGGTCCATGTATCGGCGCGGGTCCCGCTTGACACCGAACAAGTAATTACTTGAAAATCGTTTAACAAATACCACGGCACGGTAGTTGTAGTCGTCGTCGTAAACGTAGTAGTGGTAACGGTTGACGTAGAAGTAGTCGTCGTCGAAGTCGTCGTCGTGGTCGTCGTCGTGGTCGTCGTCGTTACTTCGTCAAAGCCAATGTCCCAGCCTGTAGCCGCGCCGGGTCTATGTTGAAATTCTATATCGTCGTCGAAAGGGAATGTACCGTCACTTGACAAATCACTACCGAAGTCTTTTGCTCCCGCGTCCGTTTTAGCTAAACGGTAGTCATTCGACCCTGCATTTTTAAAAGTAAAGGTTTGATTTATTCGGCTATTAGCCCCCGGCGCTGTAGCGTCGCCCGAAGCGTTATAGTCACCCGCAGGCGAACCAACAAAATCGGCGCTTGTCGAATTATCTGCAAGACAATTCATACAAGTTAATACGCCGTCGTTTTCTGTAAAACCTTCGTCGCAATTTACAGCCGTGCAGTTATAGGCATATAGGTCGCCCGGTCCATCCATTTCGAAGCCGAAGTTATCGCAATCAATAGCTATACAATTAACTACAAAGTAATCCGTATCAACGTCGCATTGACATTCAAAGCCCCAAAAAGTACCCGAACCGGCATTAACCGAAGGACCCGCAATACAACCTATACACTCCATTGTATTATTAGGTCCGTCGTCCATTTTAAAATGGTCGTTAGCAGTAGAACTGTTTAAATCTAATGAAGCAATTATGTCTTGTATAGACAAGTAATCTTCGTCCATATTAAAAACGTCGTCGTCAACCGTACTTTCCAACTTAAAACCATTGTTCGGCGTGCCGTCGTGTCCTTGCCAGCCCACGGCTCCCGGCGTTCCAGCGGGTCGAACAATTCTAAAATAGCTACTATTCGTAACCGCGCCGTTTATACGGTCTAAGTAATCGTCGAAGCTTGCGCTATCCGCGTAACATTCAACTACTTCCGAAGTGGTCGCGGCGACAAGCCCATAATCCGTATCGGCTTCCCAGTTTCCAAGTAAAGTATAATCACGGCCTTGACCCGCGCCGCCGTAGCTATTTATATTTTCATTAGTTCCTGTACGCCTACTTGTAGTCATTATAGATATTCCCCTATGTATTTATCGTAGATAAGACCATTTGCTTGTAAAGGAATCTCTTCTGTTAGGAAAGTGTAGTCGTCCCCGTCAAGAGTTAAGAAGGGTTGATACGCGTCGTTAAAATCCCTACAGCGTGCTATATTAAGCGCGGGGTATACTTCTTGTAAACGTGCTAATGTTATGCAGTAGCGGCGTTTGTCGTATGCTTCGCCGTCGGGGTCGGGGTCAATCAAAGTCATTCCTAACAAACCCAATTCGGTTTCCTCTAAACCTTCGACAAGCAACCATAGACGTTCTTTCGTTTCCTTATTTCCTACCCCCGTCACTAAACCATGTTTACGCGTTCCTATAATGTCCGCTTCCTTTTTGCGTTCATGGCTGGATAGGTCCGCCGAATTAACTAAGTTAATGCAACATTCGAATACTGGGTATTGCGGGTCGTATTCTGACATTTTATTTTTTCCTTTTAATCGTCTTCACTTATTTGATTTTCTATTTGTGTTAGGAATTGACTTAACGTAGCAGTTTCGGTTAAGTCGCTATTGATTGTAGGCAAAGCCGCTACCGCCGTTTTAATATCTGCTAAACTTGCCGCGTTGCCTACGTCAATTTTATATTGGTTCCATTGGTTGATAACTGCATTTGTCTTAACGTTAGACGCTTCTAAAATTTGTTGAATAAGTACTTTCGCTAAACCCTTTAATAGCTTGCGCCAGCGTGGGTGCGAATTTAAAAAATCTTTTGCCCCGGCTGAATCCTGTAGGTTTTCGTCTTCGGCTTGTGCTACTGGGAAGTTATCTAACTCCGTTTGGTCCGCGTTCCTAACAGTAGGCCCCGAAGGTTCTGCAAACTTCGCGTAACCCAGTATCCGCGCGGTTCCGCTGGGGTCCCTAATTTCCGCGCCGTCCGGTAGGTCCGGGTTTGTAAGCACGCCATAATAAGTTGTATTTACTTCGCTAAATGGCTGGTCGGTTAAAGATACCTTAATCACTTCGCCGCCGTTAAGCCTGTATAACGCTGTAGTCATTTTGCTACCCCCTATATCTATTTATTATTTGTATATGTATAACGGTCAATTTACTTCGTTCCATTAAGCCGTTTTAATTCCTTTTCAAGTCTTATCAAATCTTGCTTTAGGTTGAATATCTCTTGCCTTATTTCGGGCGGCGTCGTTTGCCCTCTATACCTATCTTCAAGTTTCCAAATTCTTTGTCTTATAGCAAAGTATTGGTCTTGCAATATTTTAATATCTAACCTTTGACTTAACTGCTGTACGTTCGTAGCTTTAGCATATCTATAGTCAAGGGCGAATAAGCCCCCGACTATAGATGATATGCTAAGAATAATGCCAAGTATAACTTGAATACGCTTAGTCATTATTCGTTATCACTACCGGGAAGGTCGGGCGGTTCCGGTAATGTCGAAGGCGCGTTCTTTTCAAACCGCGCCTTTTCCGAAGTATAGGCGGCGTCAATCTCTTCGGGGGTCATTCCAGACATACGCGCATACTGGAAGTAACCTTGAAGAGATATTTTTGCTAACTCACTTGCCGCCGCGACGATTACACCTATGGGTACTGGCATAGTTATTTACCCCCTTAACCTAATATAGTCATAGGCTATTCAATAGCAGTAAAGGCCATTGAAGTTAAACGGTTAAGTAAATCCATGATTGCCTGTTCGCTTTCGGCTGTAGGTTTTGCACCATTGTCTACATAGACATTATGGGTTTTAATCAAAGGGTAAACTTCGGTTAAAACCTTTTTCTTTGCGTGCAAAATCTTTATTTGATCTTCGGTTAAATTCGGCTTTGCTACCATAGCCTTGTAGTCTTCGGCTTGCGCGTTATATACTCCCATAAAAAAGGTTGCCCTTTCCTTTGGGGTCATATCGCCAATAGGCTTAAGCGTGCCGGGCTTGTGCATACAGGAATTAAGTAGCAAACAAGCAAAGACGATTACCATTAAATATCTACAAAGTTTTAAATGTCTCATACGTCTTTTTCTCCTATTGATATTTATGGACCCGTTAAGGCGCGGGTTGCGCCGGTTGTGCTACGGGTCCGCCGTTACCGTTACGCGGTTTTCTAACCGCGCGCTGTAATTCGTAAATGCCTACAGCGCTTGCGCCCAGCATGAAGCCGTATATAGCATGGTCCACAATGTTTACTACCGTCCACGGCAAAGCATTATAGGGAATTGCTACAAGCCCTAACGCGATACCGAAAGAAATAGCTATAATTGATTTCCATCTATCGGCTATAACCGGAAAGAAATTAAATACAACTTGCAAGACTACCGTAAGTATAACGGGTACAGCATATTGACCGAATGAAACTTCGATAACATTCACCCCCTTTCGTGGCTATAGTTATTCTTTGACTTCCCTTCTATCGTCAAGAAAACCATGCCTGTATAAACAGGTTCGAACAATACGTGAAGACATTCGAACCATGATTATTAGTAATACAATTCCTTCAAGCCAAGTCCGTATATACCACGGTATAGAATTACTAAAGGCAAGCGCTCTTTGCGGGTCTATAGCCATTAGTATTCTTATATGCACATTACCGCCGTAGACGATAAATATAGCTAATAGTAATAAAGTAAAAAATTTATATACGTCTGTAGCCCGGCCTACTTTACGCCACCATATAGCAAATAAAATAAAACCGTATAGGGCAACGCCGCCATTAAAGGCGTAAGACCAAAAGGCTATATCATGTAGTAAATTATTTAACATCATTTTCCTTTGTCGCTTCTGGAATTAGAATAGGTTCTATCTCACATTCCTTTATAACTTCAAGCGCGCAATCGGGGTCCTTTTTAACTAACTCTATAAACCATTCGTCTTCGCTATCTATAGTCGCTTTAGTAACCTTGCTTAGTCGTCGGTCTAAGTCTTGCCTTTGGTTATTTTGCCTTATAGTAATTTGTTCGGTTTCCATATCCACTTTGACAAGTGATTTTAGAACACCTACATTAGCAATTACTATATCAAAAATACCCATTACCTTACCTTCCTTTATTTATAAGGATTTCTAATAAGGTTATTATTTTAGCTTGCCTTGCTATATCTGCTTCCGAAAGTTTTACTAAGTCTTTAATCGTTTCGTCCTTTTTTACAATTATTTTATACAAGAGATATATAACAAAAAGCAAAGCCGCTATAGCTGGGGCGAATTTAAAAATCTCTATCCACGTTTGCCCGTCCATATAGTTAAGCCGAAGTTACCCTAACGTCTATTTGATATAAGTCAAAGAAGTCGGCGGGGTTCGGGCAATCCAAATATGCCTTTATTCTTATATCTAAAACGTCCGCCCATGTCCAATTACCAGTACCCGGCGCGTTCGTATCATCGGTTATGTCTTCCCATGCCGACCAAGCCGCGCTACCACTGGGTAAACTCCAATCGTCTATATCCTTTTGACTACCTACCCCACTTCCATTATCGCAAAACGTGTAATCCGGTTCCATATAGTTTGTACCTACGTTACTATCTCTTCCTTTTATTCTATATTCAACTTTGCTAATAGTACCGCCGCCCGAATTTGTAGGAGTCCGAAAAATCGGGTACGCCGTCCCTTCGGGCAAACGCGAACCATAAGTATTTTCGTTACCGTCGTAAACATTTGCTACATTACCCATTCCGAAATTACTTATAAGACCGCTAAAGTATCCGGTTATTTCACCTATAGGAAGCGTTGTAGTAGTTGTCGTTTCCGTTTGGGTCGTGGTCGTCGAAGTGGTTTGCGTTACGGTCGTCGTGGTCGGCGCTAACGTGGTTGTAGTAATTAGGGTCGTCGTCGTTAGCGTCGAAGTGGTTGTCGTCGTTTGGGTCGTCGAACTGGTTGTAGTGGTCGGCGCTTGTGTCGTGGTCGTTAGCGTCGAAGTGGTTGTCGTTTGTGTAACGGTTGAAGTGGTTGTAGTAATCGGTTGCGTGGTCGTGGTTAGCGTCGAAGTGGTTGTCGTTTGGGTCGTCGTGCTTGTAGTAGTCGGCGCTAACGTGGTCGTCGTAACCGTACTGGTTGTAAGGGTTTGCGTGGTCGAAGTCGTCGAAGTACTTGTCGTCGTCGTGGTATAGTTTTCAAAGGTTACTTTGACTTGTATAAAGTAACCGTAATAATTATATGTTCCGAAGCCTTTAACGTCAAACCTTATATCAAGGTTTACTATATCCGACCATTCCCAATTCCCAGTACCCGGCGCGTTCGTATCATTGGTAATGTCAAAGGTATGCGTGCCATTCCCAGCCGATAATAGATTTATTGTGTCGCCGTTGTCTACTCCGCTGTACTTCGGAAACATATTTACAAAATCGTTACCGGGGACTTGTGCTTGCTTAACTACTAATTCAACTTTAGTAATTTTCCCTAACTCCGTTCCGGGGCAATCGTTTCCGGTAAAATTAATATAGGTCGCCGTTCCACTATTCCCGCTATATCTGGCAAACGACGTTTGATAATTCGCGTCGTTATCATAAAACCATTCGGGTTGCGCCCAGCGTGAACCTTCATTCCCAGCATTAAACACATAGTACGCGGGGCTTTCGGGAATGTACCCGGTAGTGGTTGTAGTAAAAGTAACCGTCGTCGTGGTCGTCGTCGTGGTTAGCGTGGTCGAAGTACTTGTAGTAATTGGTTCGGTCGTCGTCGTGGTTAGCGTGGTCGTGGTCGTCGTCGAAGTAACCGTCGAAGTCGTGGTCGTCGGCGCTTGCGTGGTCGTCGTGGTTAGCGTCGAAGTGGTTGTCGTTTGGGTAACGGTCGAAGTGGTCGTCGGTGCTTGCGTGGTTGTCGTGGTTAGCGTCGAAGTGGTCGTCGTCGAAGTGCTTGTCGAAGTGGTCGTCGGCGCTTGCGTGGTTGTCGTGGTTAGCGTCGAAGTGGTCGTCGTTTGCGTTACCGTCGAAGTGGTCGTCGGTGCTTGCGTGGTTGTAGTAATTAGGGTCGTCGTCGTTACCGTCGAAGTGGTTGTCGTCGTCGAAGACGTAGTACTGGTAGTAGTTGACGGCGGGAAGCCAAATTCTATGTTGTCTATATAAAACCCGTCGAATACCGGCTGGGGCCAATTTGAACTTACGTGCATTTCCAGTTTGTCTATGTCGTAAGGTTCACTAAAGGAAAGCGTAGCCGGTTGACCATTACTTATTAAGGTATCCCCGAACATAGTACTTCCATTAGAGTCAACCAGCTTCAACCAAATTTGACTTGCCGATTGCGGACCCGACCAAGTAACGCGGACCCACGAAGGTCTATAGCTATTAACCCACGTTCCAACATCTACAAGGTAAACCCAATCTTGAAAACTGTAAGGCGCTGATACCCATTGGCTACCGTTCCATGTTGCCGTAAATGGCGGTCCTACTTGCGCGGCCCATTTCGTATTATCTAATATACTATACCAAGTAGCCGGGAATGTAGTTGTAGTTATTTGCAGGGTCGTCGTAGTCGTAACAGTTGTCGAAGTACTTGTCGTCGTCGGCGCTTGCGTGGTCGTGGTTAGCGTCGAAGTGGTTGTCGTTTGGGTCGTCGTGGTCGTAACGGTTGTCGAAGTACTTGTAGTAATTGGTTCGGTCGTGGTCGTAACGGTCGAAGTGGTTGTCGTTTGTGTAACGGTCGAAGTGGTTGTCGGGGCTTGTGTCGAACTGGTTGTCGTTTGCGTGGTCGTGGTCGTAACGGTTGTCGAAGTACTTGTAGTAATCGGTTGCGTGGTTGTGGTCGTAAGGGTCGAAGTCGTGGTCGTTACCGTAGACGTAGACGTAGTAAGGGTTTGCGTCGAACTGGTTGTAGTCAAGGTCGTAGTCGTAACCGTCGTCGTGGTCGTGGTCGTCCCCCCGGCTTCCTCATGGTACAGCTTACCTCTACCGCCGCCCACGCCCGGCGAACCTTGAAAGGTTCCTTTAGCTAAACGGATAACCTTCTTGACCGCCTTCTTACCTTTTTTTCTTTTTATCCTTTTTACAGCCATGACTATTCCCTTTGACTACAAGTTATTGGTTTATATTATGGGCCTACTGTTATGTAGTAACTATTCGGCGGCGCGCCTACTGCAAATGTAGGTTTGCCGGGTACAAATTGCGGCGAAGTAATTATAGATATTGGTCCCGCAAGTTTGTAAACGCTATTCGTCGCCGGTATCATAACTAATAAATCACCGTTTTGATCTACTGCTATTCCCGCACTTGCCGCACTACCAATAGTAAAGCGATTTACTAATACTTCACTAAAGCCATTCAATACTGATACTATACCGTCACCCGCCGAAGGTTCAATTACTACAAGATTATTTTCTATATGGTCCCACGCCGCCGAATACGGCGCACCGGCTACCGTTATATTTGCCGTTACAATTTGATTAGCAATCGTATTGCTAAACCCTGACATTTGATAACTGTTAACGCCGGGTACGCCTAAAACTATTAAGTCATTTGTATCACGTTTCCAACAAATGCCTTGCCCGTCCGAAGGCGGCATATTAGTTACGAAGCCATTAGGCGTTTTACTAAAGCCTACATAGCGCGCGGCTTGCGGTATGTCTTTATCCATAAAAATTAAATTACCGTCGTTATCGAACGTTAAGTCATACTTAACCGCAAGGAAAGGCCAGCCCGTAATTGTCTGCAAAAGACTTGCTGAAAAGTCGTCGAACTTTCGTAAGGCATCCCCGCCTTGACTCCACGCGTAAACATTTTCATAAGTGAGATATTCGGGAATGGTTGTAGTAGTTGTAGTAAAAGTGGTTGTCGTAACCGTCGTCGTCGTGGTCGAAGTAAAGCCGGTCCCTTCCTCTATTGCTTCGTTAACGTCCTTAGCCCAACGCCGAAAGTAAGGCGCTTTAGCAAAAGCTATTTCTACTTTGTTTCGGTCTTCGCGTCCCATTGTCTTAACTCCTATACAGTTGTGGTTGTAGTAAATGTAACCGTTGTAGTTGTCGTCGTGGTCGTCGAACTTTGCGCCGGGTATGGCGGCGTAAATACTTCAAACTTTTGCGTCGAAGAGTTATAACGTAATACGTCCCCGTTCGAAAGCCCCGCCGTGTCTACGTCCAGCAACGCCGAATACTTTAGCAAGGTATTATTCAACCTTGTAAAGTTATAGTTAAACGTTCCTAACCAATCGGTTTGACCATAGGTCGTAGGTATTCGTAAACCGCTTTTGGGTAATGTAGTATAAGCCATTAGCTAAATACCTTTGGTTTCCATTTACCCGCCGAAGCGTCCCAAACTAAAACCGCGTCGTCCGGTAAGTAATCGTCGTTAACATCTACAAGTTGATCTATCCTTAACAATACAGAATTTAATAAGTCAAAATTCTTATTAAAGATATGGACCCAGCCGGGTACTCCATAATCGGCGGTTTCAATTTGTGTAGGGTTTAGTATAGTCATTTCATTTATCCTATGGGACGGTTGTAGTTGTAACCGTCGTAGTCGTAACCGTCGTCGTGGTCGTGCTTGTCGTCGAAGGAAAAATAGTTTTCCAATTTTCCATTTGCCATTCGGTAGCGCCTTCATTCCATTGTAAAACGTCGCCGTCCGCTAACCCGCTTTCATTAACATCTTGCATATAAGTTACATATAGCAAAGTGTCTTCAAGCCTTCGCATATTTTCTGCAAGTATTTCGGTCCAGCTTTGCGCGGACCATCTTAACTTTTCTAATTGTGTAGGCGTTAGTGTAGGCATTAGTTACTTGGTCCTATGTAGGTTCCATCCGAAGCCCCTACGCTTAAAGATTTCCACCCGCTAAATTTTCCGCTTCGTCTATGTCGAACATATAGAGTAAAAGCGCCAGCGCGTGTAACGGTAAATACTGCAAGCCCTAAAGCTACGGTCTGTATAGTTCCATCATAATTTGTGTACCATTGAATATCACCAACAAAAGCCGGGGGCCATTGGTCAAATTGAACGGTCCCGGCTTCTACACCCGCGCCATTAAATAACGAAGACGTAGGAAATATTGAAACTATATTACTTGCCCCGGTTTTATCTACTTGTATTCGGCTAACGGGCCACGGCGTTTGTGCTTTAGTAGTTCCTATAATGTGCATTTGCGTTGCGGACCCGGCGTCTAAAATTTTTCCGCCGAATGTAGGCAAAAGTTTTACGTAGAAGTCATTGACCGCTAACCCCGTTAAGACATTGTTACCGAATGAAGTTAACCAAATGACTTGACCCGCCGTATGACTTACTATAGGCGTATTCATAACGCCCCGAATAATGCCGGTCAATCTAAACTGGGTCGGGTTAATAGCTGTTACGGTTTGAAATGCTACTAACTCTTGCTTATTGATTAAAGCAAAACGCATAGCGGCGAATAAGTTAGTACGGCTATTGCTTTGAAATTGCGGGTCGTCCCTATAAGGTGTAAATACTATACCGTCTTCGCCGTCGTCGATTGCTATAGTAATCGGATATGTTACGTTGACAATACCTCTTTGACTAAATGTAGTATATACAGCTTGCGCCGTATAGTCGGACCCGGTAGCGGACCATAGTAATTGAAAACCATCTTCGACGCCCTTACGTGCCGCTAACATTAGGAACGCCGGGGCTTCGCCGGTTTGGTTATTATAAGGTAATTCAAACCAATCTTGATAGGCTAAACTTTCGGGGTCATAGGAAGGCGTAACCCATTGACTACCGCCGCCCGTTTGAAAGTTATCGTCGAACAAACCTTCAAGACTTTGCACCAATCTAAAAGTGATTTCATTAGAATCTATTTGACTTGCATCTACTTCCCATATTCTAAAGTCAACGTCTAAAAGTCCGTAGTCGTCGTTAGTTATTTCTATTATGTCGCCTACTTTTAATCCCGAATATTCCATACCCAATTTACAAGTTATTTGCGCTTCGGGGTAGGAAAGTTTTTTCATTAATTCCCATGTACGTTCGCTTGCTATATCAATATCATTAAATGCAGTTAAGTCTATTGTCTTCTGCTTATCGTAACCTATTAACTTAGCTACCGCGCTATTCCTTACCCTTACCGTGCGTTCTGTAAAGTCTTGCGCGGAGTCAATAAAGTTTGCTCTAAAGTCTGTAAAAACGTCTTCCCACGAACGCCGGGTAAATTGAAATTCTCGAAACTTACTTGTAGTAATTGTTTCAACTACTGGGTCCGTGTCTCTAAAAGCTTTAAGGTAAATTTTATTCTCTTCGGTAAAGCTAACCGCGCCGTCTACATAAGTAAAGACTTTATTAATTTGTGTCCTTAATTCGTCTTGCTTGCTGAATGAGATATTTAAACCGTAATTTTTACCCGCCCAATATACGGCGGCTTCGTTAAATGAAGCTATGTCAAAATCTCCGTGGGTCGCGCCTGCAAGTCTAAACAAGTCATAGATAATAGCGGCGGGGTTAACGCCCGAAGCCAAATTCGGATTGCTTATAGCCGCGCTTGAAGTTCGTTTTACTATAAGGTGAATAGTCGGGACGGTTGTAGCATTTAAACCTAAGAAGTAATTATCTTGAAATAAATGCGATACGCCCCGAAGCGGCGACGCGTAAGGCCCCGGTTCTGTAGGGTAGTAAGGGTCGTCCCCGTCGTTAAAGTAATAAGTACCTAAAGCGCTTAGGCCGCGCGCTTCGCTTTGAATGTAAACGCCTAAAAGCGTTACATTCGGACCTATACAGATTGCGTGCCAAATGTCTAAGTAATATTCAAAGCCTACCGTTACCTTTTCACTTCCGCCGCCTTTGCCGCCTACCTCTTCTTTTACTTCTTTCGATCTTAAATTACCATACCATAATAAATTAGTATTTACTCGCACGGTCCCGAATGTTAAAGGAATTACCGACCCTTCTTTTGCTTGTGTTACTTGAAAAGAATCTAATGTAGCTGGGGACATATCGGCGCTTTCGGGACCCTTGCCTAACAAGGTTGCAAGTATCAACCCGCCTACAATTATCGCCGCTACAAGTATTGCGCCTACTACCATTTGATTACCTTTTCATTATTCTGAATATAGAAGTTATTTTTTGTTCGAAGTATCCCTTAAAAGGAAATTGACTTACTCCCCTGCTGTTAATAGAATGTATCATCATACCGCCTTCACCTAAGTATATCGAAGCGTGGTTCGTTACACCCGTTGAAGTTGTAGCAAACCCTAACAAGTCCCCACGAATTTTTTTTACTTTTTTCCCTAACTGCTTTATTTCAAAACCCGGCGCGGCGTGACTCGCAAAGTGTTTAAATAATGACTCTAAAACATATTCGTCTTTACTATGTATATGCCAATCGCGCGCGTGATACTCATAAGTTATTTCGGTTACTATTCCAGCTTCAAGCCAGCAAGCGCCAATAAATAAAGAGCAATCAGCGCCGCCGCCTTTCACCATACCTAAATGTCTATAAGGCGTTCCTTCCCATGACTTGACTATAGCTAAAAAGTCATTCCATGCTTTATCGTCTTCAAAATATTCCATTACCGAAAGCCCCAAACAACCGGGTTAGTTGAAGGTATATAAGGCATACCCAAAAATCTAAGTAAGTTATTATATTTGTTAACGCACGTTTCGGGCGCGCCGTCACAACCCGGTAGCGCTATTACGTCGTCGTTTATCTCTAAGCGCGCGTCAAACGGTAGCTGTAGGCTTAACACGTTTCCTACATGGTTCGTTATTAGCCTATAGTCAACGCCGAACTGTACCGTACCGCCTGTATAATATTGGTCGGGTTTAGCGCCGAATGTTGCGGACTCAATATTATAACCGCTTATTGTAGTAATCGTCGCGGTTACTTCCCATGTAATTGTAGATAGTCCGCACCCCGCGTCAAATACGTCGTGGTTACAAAACGCTTGATAGATTACATTCGGCAACTTAGCAAATAGCCAGCCGCTATTTGCTTCTAACTTTGCTGTAGCAATTCTATTTTTAATCGTTACCGATTTGACCGTACCCGTAAAGATAATAATATAATCGGTTAGGTCCGATTTAATAGCCCTGTAAATAACTACGTTAACTGGTTCTATTGGTAGGTTGCCTATGTACGCCGCGAATACGTCGGTAATCGGCGCGGTAATGTCTACATTAACGCTTCCAAATTGCGTATCATAACTAAAGGACCCGCGATTAATCGGCGCGGCTTGATAGGTAGTACCCCTAAATATTAATGACTCATTAAAAGACGTATACCTTTCGTATGTCCCGCCTTGCTCAATTTCATAAAATTCGGGAAACGGTTCTTGTTGCTTTGCGGCTATTTCAGTTTGATAAGTCATATTTCATTATATTCCTGTACCAGTTCATAAAATCTTAAATCTGTTTCTGTAGTCAAACTTGTTTTGTGATTTAAGTTTAATTCGTCTTCGTCGAAGCGGCTAAGTAAAAACCTTCCTATACGTGTATAGCCGTCTTCGTCTATGTCCCGGTCAAGCGCCGTTGCAATCTCTACGCTTAGTTCGTCTTGTAAATCGTCGTAGATTACATTATTAACTTTTCTTGTTAAAATGTCGCCGTCGTTCATTACTATATAGATACGTTCATAGCCTTGATATTGCGCTTCGGCATAGTTAGGCAAACAGACTAAAGCAGTAGCCCCGCTACCCATATCTTGCTTTAACTCAAAAGCTATTTTAGGATGATACGACCAAAAGCGTTCGTTCTTTCCTTTTCTATTATTGTAGAAGTCTATTAGTAAATATTCGTCTTCCTTATTGTAGGTAGTAAAAGAAGCGTCGAAACTAATAGGTACGTCGGGGGTAAAAGATATAAGCCTTTGCGCGGTCCCCCGGTATTCGTGGATTGTACGCGCTAAAAGAATTTCGCTACCCGGTTCCGAAGCCCAGTTAGGCAACAAAGGAAATATAGGAATGTTCGGGTAGTCAATGTCTTCAAAGTCATTCGCCATTTTTTAGCCTGTTTGAAATTCTTGCATTTCTATTTGTGCTTCGTTTATATGACTTGTCTTTTCTCTAAACCGCGCCGCCCTAACCGTACAGAATAGGCAAGGGTAAATGACCGTAGTATTAACATTAAATGTTCCGGTTATTTGTGATTTCAAATTAATATTAAAATCGGTAAAGTTTAACATTTCTTTTATTTCTGTTTCGTTTGTCTCATGGTCAACAATAATAATAAACGTGGTTCGGTTCTGGAAGTTCCATAAAAATTCATTACTATTAGATATAGGAATTGCAGTACTACCTATAGTCAAAGCTGTAGCGTACATTTGTTCGCTAAATATTGGAACGCCTATAATTTTGTCGTGGGCGTAACTAATGAGATTAAAAAACCTATGATTTTCTAAACGGTTTAGAGTCAATTTAAAACCCGCGCCACGCCTGCAATCTTCTATTAGCGCGCGTCTTTGTTCGTAGAAGTATTCAGTTTGATACATAACCGTTTCAAAAGAATAAGTACTTTTTAAATTATCTATCCAATTTATTTCGGGTTCAAGTGGGATAACTCTAATGCCGTCAATAAAAATAATAAATTCAACGGCGTCTATAGTTAACTTATAATAAGTATCTTGCAAAGGCGGTCCATCTTTTTCTATAGTCATTTGTTGCACAAGGTCCGCCGTTCGTGGTATTTCAAAGGGTAACGCCGGGTAGTCAAAATCGGTTCCCGGTTCCCGAATAACTGAAACGCTTGACCATATTACGTCACGTTCTAAATAGGCGTTCCATATTTCAATATAGTGTATTTGCTCTTCGGTAATAAACCCCGCCGCTATCCTTATCGGGTCTACCCAAATTCTATTCATTAACATATCGTAAATGTAGTCATACAACTTTACTCCATAGTTCGGTAAACCGCCCATTACTATAACACGTTCAAGGGCTTCGGCGACCCGCAAATACCGGGGCGTTACAATGTGTATAAGTAATTCGTCTATAGGAAAAATACGCGAATCCTTTTCAGAATATATTTGACCCTGTATTAATCCTTCAAATATTTCGTCGTATGTAGTTATTCCTTTACGCGCCATTTTAACTTATCCTTAAAGCATAAGCTTGGTCGTCGTTTAGTCTAAGTATTGGAAAAGCTAAGTATTCGTCGGACCCGAAAAATAAAGAATCACCAAAATTGAAGCCATTATTTTTTATCATAGATATAGGCAAAGTTCCTATAACGTGCCATTGGCCCGAAGCAAAATCTCTATAGAACCATGAAGGCAATACCGCTACGTGTTTGTTAGTAAAAGCATTAAACTGTACTACTTCGTGTAGCCGCCCGAAATGACCGCCTACGTTTGAACTTGCATCCGTATAGCAATTACTACGAACTGTATCGGTCCATACGCTTCGATTATATTGACTTGCCGGGCTATACATCATTCGCCAATCCGCGGCATTAGTAGCCGGTTGTAATTGCATACCCCAACGCGTTCGATAACTATTGATATTGTACCAATGACTTTGAGGAAAGGAATAACTATAACAACCGGCGAAATACATTTGCCAATCATCGACACGGCTTTGAAATTCGGGAAGTAGTAATACAGTTCCTATACCCCCGCCTATAGCCCATTCGGAGGTAATTTGAGCAACCCAAAATAACCACGTTTTGCCATGACCGAAAAACCACGCGGCGGGAAAAGTACTATTAGGCATATTCCAATCATACCAGCGCGACGCTTGCCATTGATCTTGATAGCAACCCCGCGTAGACGAAGCAGTATTATATGTAGGATTACCGGGGATTGTAGGGCAATTAAAAAACCAACTTACTTGCGGATAACTACCTTGATCTGGATACGCTTCAAATCTATACCTAAGTTGCTGATTACCATAGCCATTAGAAAATAATTGTAGGAAGTCCAAGTAACCGCCCGAAGCAACATAACCGGACCCAGTTAACCACTTTACATTAGTTAGATAGCTTTCGCTTGTCCAGCCTTGCGCTATAGCAAAAGCCCGAAGGCCAGCAAGTAAACCTTGCGCGCCGTTTACATTGACTATCTTTTGATAATTGACTATAGGTATAGACATTTGCTTATACTCCTACGGTATTGTGGTTGTAGTCGTGGTTGACGTTAGCGTAACAGTAGACGTTGTAGTTAAAGTGGTCGAAGTAATCGTCGAAGAGGAAGTCGAAGTAGTCGTCGTCGTCGTGGTCGTCGTGGTCGTCGTCCCGGCTACCTCTTCAACTGCCATGAAGTTATAGTATTCGGTCCTTGAAATATTTTGAAAAATTCTATGCTTAATCCCGCCCATGTGCAAAACGTCTTCGCTTTGAATGTCCGCACTTGCGGCGTGGTATACGCCGTCATGTTGCATTAGTACTCTTACATTATAGGAGTCAATTATATAGGTATTCTGTAAAAAGACAAATTGATTGATAGGGGTCTTGCCAAAAATATCGCCGGTATTAGTATAGCTTTGACGCGGCGAAGTATAAGTACCCCGAATAGCATATTGACCCGAACCGCCAAAAGGTATTCTATAGGCATTAGACGGGTCTACTATCCAATGGGCGTAGCCGTCGTCCCCCCAGCGCGATAAAGGAATAAAAAGTCTATTCGAGCCGGTTAAGTCATTATATCTTTGTTGTGAATAAGCAGACCCTTTGATTATAAGCGGGTAGGGATATTCAGAAGGCAAGCCATAGCGAAAGCCGAAGCCTAAATAAATTGACTCATAGTTACTTTGTACTTTGACTACAACTATAACCCGTTGACGGTTAGAGTAAAACCAATAATACATAGTATCGTCAAGCAAAGCTATTTCGGGATGCTGATTATATGCTTCGCGCGTTGCGTTATAACTTGTCCTACCATGAGTTATTGAATTAGCGTTCCAGTACTGATTTGTAATCCATGAGATATAGCCGTTTAAGTCCCAGCCGTGTCGATCTTCGGGCGTGTAGTACCATTCACGAAAACCGATCATTATATTTTCTAAACCGCTATTCCCGTTATTCTGTAAAACCATTTGCTTACAATCACTACCGAAAGGTTCGCCGGGCGGGGCTACATTGTCTTTAGTATTTTCGTACATGAGTACACGCCAATCTTGACCCGGTTCGCCGTAAAGGTAATCGGCTGTAGGCGCGGCGTCGGGCGCTCCCGAAAACGTTATACTATAAGCGCCGGTTACATAGTCAATCGACCCGGCTGTAATGTTCGTACCTACAATGTTACCCGCGCCGTCGTCGGTCGCTTGATAGGCTACAGTAGAAAATAGGTAGTCAACTATAAGACGACCATAGCCTATAGGCGAATTAGCAAGGCTTCCCGCCCAGCTAACCCCCGCGCCTGCTAACACTTCGCCGGTTACTTCGGTCCCCTTCATAAAGTTATATAACGTTTGTAGTAAACCCGAAGGTCCGTAAAACTGATTTACTTGCCCGGTCTGATATGCTTGGTCTTCTATACTCATAATTTTTTATCCTTCGCCTAAAACGATTTGCTTTAGCTGAAAAGAATTATTACTTAAGACATTCATTATATTTCTTTGACCCGGTTTCGTGGCTACGTATTGGTCCATCATTTGCGGGTCAATAATATTATTTATGTTTATTGCTTGCCCTTGCTGGCCTTCGGGCGCGGTCGCGCCTTGCACGCCTGTACGTGAAGCGGCGGCGCGTGGCGCTACCGTTCCGCCTGCTTGATAATATTGGTGTCCCCGAAGTACTTTAGGCGCGGCGTAGTTTTGTAGTAATTCCTTCGGGACAAGTCGCCGCCTAATTGCTTCCATAGCTTGCGCGCCGTAATGCCTTACCGTCTTAACTGGTTGCACAAATTCACCCGCCGTTAAGTTAGCTACAATGTTGTCCGCCGTATCTGTAGGTGAATGACCTTCAACCGTTCCGCCAGCCGCTATTGATTGATTTCGAATGGCGGCTATTCGGGCAAGCCCCGCCGCTACTGCTACGGCGGCGAAGACCGGGGCTAAGTAAACGCCCACGTATGGAATTTCTAAACCGCGTTGATAAGCCATAATTGCATTTTGGTATGTAGCTATTCCAGCTTGTGCGATTGCTACAGCTTTTTGTAAGTAGAAAAATTCCTTTATAGTATTTCCACTTGCGGCGTAAGCGTCCCCGAAGGCGTCGCTTAATTGACTTAAACCGCTTTGGATATTTTCTATAGTTAATTTATTAATCTCTTCGCGTTGCTTCGCTACCTCTTGGTCCCGCTGTATTTGGTGTAAACGGTACGCTTCCTCTATTTGGTCTTCGGTAGCTTTTTGGTCGGTTAACATTTGAATTTGTTCGGCTTGACTTTCCTCTAATGCTTCTAACTCTAAACGTTGCCTTTCCTGTATATTACCCGCGCCGCTTTGTGCTAACTGTAAACGTAAGTCTGATAAGGTCTTATCTATATCAAGACGCTTTTGGTTTAATTCCTCTTCGGCTTTAAATTTGTCTTGCTCTAATTTATCAAGGTCCTGTAGTAATTTTTGTTTGCGTGTAAATACTTTGTCTTCAAGCGCAAGTCGTTTGCTGGGGTCTTCCTCTACGTCGGCGGTTTGCTGTAGTACTGCAATTTCTTTTAGGGCGGCGGCTTCCGTTAATCTTAATCGCTCTTCATAATATTTTTCAAGTGAAATTTTACCCTCTTCGAAAGCCCGGTCAAAGCCTTGCGTTTCCGTTTGGATTAAGGAAAGCGCGCGGTCTAACGAAGACTTTAGCCTTGCCTGTAAACTCGCTTCGGGCGCGGCTGTAGGCTTTGCTAACTTCTCCGTTTCGGTAACGGCCTTGCCTATGTTCTTAGTATATTCTATGGTCCGGTCCCTAATACCCTGTAGCCATTTGTCGGCGCGGCTGTAGTATAAATCTTGCTCTGCTAATAGGTCTATTTGGTCGGCGGTTTCGTTAGTTACGTCGAACCAAAATTTAGCTTGGTCGCGTAACTTGTCGCCGGTTTCGCCTAATTTTACGTTACCGTCTTCAAGTGCTACAAGATACTTACCTAAACTTCTTGTAGCTATGTCCGGGGCATATTGCAGGACCCGGCCTAACTTCCTAACGTCGCCGAACCAATCGCGCCACTTTGCCCGAAGGTCGTCTATAACGTCCGCTATCTCTGCCATAGCGCGAAACAAGTAATCCGTAAGTAAGGCAAAGGTCGCTTTAAGACCTAACCAAATAAATTTCCAGCCCCGAAAAGCGTCACCCACTAACGCCCCTGCTTTGACTACAACTTCGACCATATCTAAAATAGCGTTTGATATGTCGCGCGCCCATTCGTCTAAGTTGCCTTCCTTTTTTAAATTTTGTAGATATTTATTTAACTCTTGAACCTCTTCGACTAATACAGTTACAAATGGTTCAATGCCGATCTTAAGGACTTCGCCTAACTTCTCTTCAACGTCGCCCCACGCATTACCTAAAGCAATCGTCGAACCAGTAGCCCGGCGTTGTGCTTCGGCTTGTCCGCTTACTTGCTCTTCGATTGCGGCTAATACTGCTACATAACCCCCGGCTTTAAATGTATTAGAGTCAACGGAAATGCCGACCCGCCTTAGCGTATCGACCATACCTATAGACGCTTTGCCTAATAGGTTAGCCGCCTGTACCATGTCGCCGCCTGTTAGCGCCGCAAGGTCCGCCATAGCGCGTTGTGTTCGGGGTAGTAATTCGTCGGTAATGTTACGGTAGGTAGCTAAAAATTTTGTGCCTTCTATAACTGCTTCGTCGCCGAAATTCGAAACGTCTTGTATAGCGCTTGCTACTTCTTGAAGGTTTTGGGATAACTCAGGCGTGAAACGACCCATAGCTTTAAGCGCCGTGTTTAGACCTTCTACAGCTTTTGCTTGCGTTTGCGCCGCTTTTAAAAATCTCTTCCCAGCGGCGAACGCGGCGAACGCCGCGCCTGCGGCAAGTAAAGCCGTTCTAACATTAAAGACACTTTGCTTAATACGGGATAGACCGCCACGAAAAGCCTTAAACGCGCGCGCGGTTCGGGTTGCTTGCACTTGCGTTGTTTTTAATGACTTATTAAGTTTCGCTATGTTACGGTTTGCTTCGTCCCGTAATTGAATTACAATTTTTAAAGTTTCACTTGCTGGCATAGCTACCCTTTTCTTTTCAAGTATCTACGCCATTCCTTTTTATCTGCAAACCTACCGACGCGTGTAGCTATAGCAATTCGCTTTTCATTTTCGAACGCTATCTTTTGGTGTTCGTTAAGCGCGTCGATCATAAAGGAATACCCGTAGTCAAATACGTTTACGTGGCCTGCTTCGACAAGGGTACAGCAAAGCTTGAAAAGTCCGCGATAATTGCCTTCTTTAGTTCCGCTAATGTCTCCCCGACGCCCGCGTTGCGGGCTAATTCGAAAAAAGTTTTATTTACCTCTTCGAAGTTTTGCCATATAGTCATTAACTCACTGGGAGCCATTTCTAACAAATCGTCTAACTCGATATTACTACAAAGCGGAAGTAAACGCGTTTGGAATAGTTCCTTTAGGCTTTCGACGGTTAAGTTATCTACAGCCTTGTCTTTTGAAAGGTCTATGATTTCCTTTACGGTAAGTTCTTTAACTTCGAACTTCTTTGCATAGCCCTCTATTTCAAAGGTCTTCTTTAAACGCATAATTACTCTTCTCCTTATTGCGTGACTAATAGCTTAGGGTGTCGTCGTTGTAGTAGTCGTCGTTGTCGTCGTCGCTTCGGTAATGTTGAAGTATGGGCTTGAAGCGTGGTTCGCAACGTCGGCTAACCCTTCGGCGCTGAATGACATAATCATCCAATCTTCACCGATTAACTGCATAGCGCCGTTAGGGGTCAACGTACATTTCCAAAATTCCCACGTTTGGTTTTGGCCTGCTGGGTTATCGCTAATAAACTTTAACGCGTATTCGCGCGTTACGTTAGTCATAGCGGTTAAGACGTTGCCTGCTATGTCCCCCAAAATAAATATCTTCAAATTCTCCGCCGCGATTTCGTCAAGGTCGAAAGTTAAAGTATACTCCGTTTGGATAACGGGGTTTTTATCCTTCGTCCGAAAACCAGTTCGGCTTGAATAATGGGGTAAGCGTTCAAGGGTCGGTTCGAGTTCAAAGCTGGGGCAATTACCTATATCACGATAAGCGCCCGGCGCGCCGCCCGACCATTCGGCAACGTAAAGAATACCTTTGCCTATGGCATAATTTTCTACGTCATGCGGTAATGGCATATTTTATATTCCTTCCGTTGTATGAATGTATTTAATGTTTGCAGTTAAGTTAAAACCTAAGAAGGGGTCCCAGTATTCGGGGTCATATTGTATAGTCAATAATGTCTCTATAGCTAAACCGTTGTAAGTCGGTTCGGCATAAAGGACGCGCCATAGGTCGTCCGCTATGAAGCTAACGCGTTCGTCTAAGTCGTCGTCGATTACATTATACATATCATATATATATATCTCTACTGGTAAAAGGGAAGTAATTAAATCTACTCCCGCTACGCGCCGACCGCTTTTTTTCTCCACTGGTTTCGGTAGACCGCCGACCACGGCGGCTATAGGGAATTGTGGTAAGGCAAATTCCTGTAGGCTTGCGCGCGTTTGCTTTGCACGCTTAACCATTTTAATTACTTCTACCGTCTTCAATCTTGAAATGACTTCTTTAATTATCTTTTCTCTTATGCTATTATCGGCCACGTTGCCCCCTGACTAACTCTGCCAAATGTTCGCGTACCATGTCTTCGATTTCGTTTTGCTCTTCGGTACTAACCGCAAAAAAGCGGCGGTCTTCGTTTAGAGCAAAAGCCTTTAAAGGCGTCGGCGTGTCGTTATTCGGGTCGGTTGTATTTGCAAAAAATATTTCAACTTCCGATTGACTCGTATCGAAGGTCATAGAATTAATCATAGTCCCGCTAAATGTTAAATTGACTTTATTTACCGGGTGTCCGTGTCTTTGCCTAAACGCGCTATAGGCGGGGGTGTAAGGCGTAAATGGACTACCGTTAGCGTCTTCGCCCTTTTGCGTTCGGATTTGAATTGAAGCAATTACATATAAAGCGATTTCGTCTAATAACTCATTAGTTATTAACTCTTCGCCCATTACTTCGAAACGACGTACAAGGGCTGGAAGCCCTGTTATTTCTATCGCTTGTCTTGGCATTGGCTACGCCCTATGAAGACGGCGCATTTGCGGTACGTACTTTTCACTTGCATCTACTATACCGTCTTCGTCCCAATCGTAGTTTATACCAATGGCTAACAAGTCAAGTAATTCGTCGTTATAGCGATTGCGAAATAAAGACATTTCGCGTTCAAACCCGTCCGCTTCGGGGCTATCCTTCATTAGATATAGGTAAATTAATTCAAGGGCTTTATAAGAAGCTAACCGCCTTACTTGGTCAATGTCTACAAGGTTTGGGTCGAACTCCACTTCCCTATAGTCAAGCCCATATTCAATAGCTACATTAATATACCACTTACCTATAAGCGTGCGATTGACTATAGCGAATGACTCTTCATGCTGGGTCAACCAATCACTTACGCCTAATTCTAAAATGTTCGGGCGAATTTTTTCTATGTCTTCGTCCGTACTATAGAAGGTTCGTTCCATCGGCGGAACTGTAGTAGTTGTCGTCGTGGTAACGGTTGTCGTTGTCGCCATTTACTTTTTCCTCCGCTTAATAACTCGCTTCGTCGGCGAAGGTTCGCTATCGGTCTTTGACTTATCTCCTTCTAAGCCCGTAGCCGCCGGGCGTTTAGCACGAACGGCTTCTTGCTGTTCGGTCTTAGGAAGAGTTTTCAAATTAACGTCCGGTGTATCTATAGGTACTGGTTCGGGTATTATCTCAGGCGGGTACTTTGCGTCAAGCGCCACTTCTGGATAACCCATGCCTATAAGTACTTTTGATACTTCGTCGTCGTCCGTTATGAATTGACCGTTTGCGAACTCCGCTAACGGGGTGTCGGTCTTCGGATTCCAAACGACCGTAGGCAATAAGGCCCGGTAAAATCTTCGTTTTTTACCCATTTAACTACCCTCCATTCGACGAATAAGCAGTTACTAATAACTACTTAAGGAACTGTAGTAGTTGTAACCGTGCTTGTCGTCGTGGTAACAGTTGTGGTTGTAGTTGTGGACCAGCCCGTACCCTCTTCGATTGCTTCGTTTACGTCCTTCGCCCAGCGACGAACGTAGGGCGGTTGCCCTAAAGCATTTTCCATTTTATCTCGATCTGCTTGACTCATGGTTAATTACCTCCTTTTATATATTTGTATTACTATACGGCTTATGTAGTCAAGCCGTTAGCAAGTAATAGTTAGGAAGTAGCTAACCCGGTTATGGTTCCGTGATACTCTTCGGGACCATAATCAAGCCCAACTTGACCGTAGATTTGCCCCTTCTCAGCCGCGCCGGTTTTACTTAACTCTTCGTAGAAGAGTACCCCTTTTTCGGGGACGGGCAAGAAGACCGGGGAGCAAACGGAAAGGTCCGCGATAAGTAAAGTAGCGGCGGGTACATTCGGCGACCAAACGATACCCAGTATAGCAAAGTCGGTTTCAATCTGATTGATATTGTAACCGCCTACATTCCGGTCTTGCGGCGCATAGCCGTAAATGTCGGAAATTTTTTGCTTCTGGAAAGCGTTAACGAATATAACCGGGTTCACAAACTCGCTTCCATTACTTGCCATTGTTCGTAGAATGGTATCAATCAAAGGTTTAGACAAAGCCGCGCCGCTTGCCGCTAAAGTATTCGTCGCGCAAGCTGGAATTATGCCGCGTGACTTCGCGGCGGTCGTCGCGTTCGTCGCCTTTTGATACGCTCCGTTAAGGAACGTGTAGTCAACGTTGACCGCAATTTGTCTCATGTGCGCGCTTATCTGGAAGTCGCGTTCGTTCTGGACGGGTTGCGGGTTTGTAATGTCTACATGACCCGCCGGGTCAACCAGTACTTGACCTACTACGCTTTGCTTCGCATAGGAAACGGTAACACTTCGATGAAAAATTTGCACGGTGTTAACGTCTTGGTCCCGAACGTAGGTCCACGGCGTAGGCGCGGTTAGGGAAGCTTGCTCAGTTACGGCGGGTTGTGCGGCGGCTTCCAGCGCCCACGGTTGCGCCAATGGGAATTGAAAGTCGGCAACGGTTCGAATGTTGCCCCCTTGCAATCCACCAATCATGTTAAGGAACGGGGTTTGATTTGCTCCAATAAGGAATAATTCACCCGTATAGTTTGGGCAATTCCAAGTTGTCGCGGCTAAGTTTACATTAGGCATTTTAAAATTCCTCCTGTAGTCATTTGCAAAGCCTTACGCCGCCGCTTTCCTATCTTGCTGAATTTTAAAGATACGATTTTTTAAAACTATCATAGCTTTAGAGTCACCTTCTTTTTGCGCTTCGGCGTACTGCTTCTGTAGTTTTTCAAGATCATCGTCGCCAGCGCCGCCGTCCCCGCCGTGTCCGCCACTACCGCCACTTCCCGGCTTACCCCCGCGTAGTAATTGATCTTTGCCGGGGTATAAGTCAAATATAAAAGACATAGCTTCGTTAAAGCCTGCTATGTCGCCGGGGTTTTCGCGTGAAAGTATTTGGTCGCCGCTTTCGTTATAGGCAACCAAGTTTAACTTTAAAGTTTTTTTGTCCTCTTCGACTTTAAAGTACTTCCCGAAATACGTTTCAGCTATTTCGGGCGGTAGATTTGTTTTCGGGTCGGGACCGCTAAAAAATGGAGAAGTAGCAAATTTGTTACTAACCATAAGCGTTCTGATTTGATTATCCTTTTTGCCTATGATAGTTTTGTAGTCAAGTTCTTTTACGTCGAATGACTTGCGGACGCCTTCTACTTGTTCGTCGTAAGCGTCCTTCATATCTGCTTTTAACTTCTCTACTTTGTCGGCCTTAAGCCAATCCTTTTCATTAAAATTTTCGACGGTCTTTATAGATTCGTCGGCTTTGGTTTTCCATTCGCCTAAGTCGTCTATGCCTTCGAAAATTTTGAATGACTCCTTTAACGCGTCGCCTGCTTCCCTATGTGTCTTACTTTCCTTTCCAAGATCAATTATTTTTTGATACATGGAGATAGGGTCAAGCGCTACCTCTTTTCCATCGGGGTCAATGTAAACTGGCTTCCCGTCCGCAAATACGGGGGTCTTATGTTCGTCGTCACTGACTTTTATTTTCCACTTTTTCGGCATGGCGTCCGCCTCCTTGCCCCGTCCGGGGTCGTTTATATAGTTAAGTCATTTGCTACGTCCGTAGCCCCTTTGCCTATAACTTATGGTTTAAAGGTTAATAAACCTAAGTCATTTTTATTATGGTTCCTAACGTCGAAGTGTAACCATGATATATCAAGTTCTATAGCCGTTATGTATTGATAGTTTGCCCCGTTGGGCTTTGCTATAATGTCTTGTCTTATCTCTTCGGCGGTAACTTTAATAGGGACCATATCTAACGCGCGCGCAAAACGGTGTTGACTATATGTAGCACCTATACTGCAATCGGGCGCGCGATAACCTCTATATTGATTGTTTCCATTCCATGACCATGTATTTACTACACAAGTCCCGAAACGTTTTCTAATGTTATCGGCGGTAAGTAAAACGCGGTCGTCGAATAAAATAAAAATTCTATCGGGACCCAGCGCCGCAAGCGCGGCGGTATAAGTAACAGGGTCTAATAACTCTTCGATTTTAAAGTAAGTAGGTTTATACATTTTTCTTTTTTCGGTTGTAATCCGTTAACGCATGAAGTAAAGTCAAAAGCGTTTTCTTAGCAAGCGTTCTATTTATCAAAGGTGTTTTAAGACCGTTGACTATAAAGCTTTTACTATAGTCACGTTCGGCAAAGCTTTTTTCAAAAATGGTTAACTCTATTTTAATATAAGGCATTGATAGCAACGCAACCTACCGCGCGGGAAACCTACTTAATGCGTTTGCGCTTGCTGTACGCGGACGCCCATTTACAAAGGAGTTCGGGCGGTAAGCCCAGCGTGCTACGTTCCAGCTTCTTACATTAAAGTGTAATGGAAAACCACTTCGGCCTATTGCCATTCTTTTAAAGCTAACTCTTCTTGAAGGAATTAGTTTGACCCCTAACGGAAAATTAGACATTATTTTTTTTCCCATTGGCTACCCCTTTCGTTTTCTTTTTTTTCTTGCCAGTTTTCCCATAAGCCGCCGAATATATTATCGTCGCTTGTAGGTGTTTGTATTATAGTCAATGTCCCTACTTCTTTTTTCCTAATGTCTTTTCGAATTATGTCTAATATACATTCGCCCATGAAATAACCTATTAATGGTTGTAGAAATATAATGGTTAATTAAGTGCCTTGCTGATTTTCTAAATTAAAGCTTTGTACTTCTATTCGGCCTTCCGGTATCCATTCGGGCTTTACGGGTCGCCAATGGTGTCTACAGTTATACCCGCCCCTATTAGTCATAGCGGGACCGCTTTTACCTTGCCAGTTAAAACGGTTCCATGAAGTAATTTGACCGCGCGTATATACTCCACCCGCGCGCGTTTCACAAAAGGGCCGGGTCGTTTTTATTATGTCCCCTACATATAGGTAATGATTGAAGCCTAAGTCATTCGCCTTTTGTAGATTGACTTCATTATGATAATTCATTGTCGTGTCGAAAGCGGCTTGCCTTGCATATTGCGCCATAGGTCGCCCGGCGCGGT